CGAGGCCGCCCAAGCTTTCCGACTCTTGCGGGACATGCTCATCGGAGAGGACATGCTGTCATCGTCCGAGCTCGCGGAGTTGGAGGCGGAGCAGAAGCGGGTTGAGAGCGGTAAATGGCACAAGCACAAGTGCATTACCTGCAAGCAAGTCTACTGGCACCAACACCCCTTCCGCAATCCCGACCACCCTCAGGTCCCGAACCAATGCCCGAACCACGAATGCGGCCTCTATTTCGGGTTGGGCGGACCAGTCAAAGCCCAAAACCCCACGCGCTCCGTGATGGAGGCGGCATGGAATCGCGACGCGGTGCTCAGGAACAAGCGAGTCAACCCCGTCCCACCTCCACCGCCACCGGCCCCGCCGCCGGCCGTCATATCAGCGCTGCTGGGGGCCACGCCAGGCAACAGGGTTGTACCAAGGGTCAACGCTCTACGTGAGTTTTGGGAGTACGTCATCCGCCATCAGGGCGATCTGCCCATGACCATCATCACCGACGTTACTTTCAAAGAGTTCAGGAAATTGGCCAAGCGCATGCCCGCATTCAGCACACGTCACACGAAAGTGCTTGAGACGGAGGCAGAAGCTTTGGTAGTCCTGAGCTCACCCCCAGGTACGAACCCTTTAGCCCAGCGACCACCACCGAACACCGCCATGTCAGTGGGAGCGACGCCTGCATTCGCGTCCGTCTTCCACAACAAAGACCCGATGACCAAGGCATGTGTTCCAGAGTATCGTTCCGTGCCCCAGCTTGACACGCGCACACGCTCGCCGCTCGCCTACAACGCAGCAAGCGACACCGCGGTCATCCTCAACAAGTTTTGGGACCGGCTCATAAGGTTGCAGTTCACACCGGACAAGATACGCTCGACGTTCGCCAAGATGTATGGTGCAAAAGGATTGGGAGACGAAGGACTCAGCACCTTCTCCCAAGCGACCATTCAGGCGGCCTGTGATCAACTCGAAACCATCACAGCGGAGGATATCGAAGTCCGCAAGCAGAACGTGAAAGTGGAAACAATAACAAAGGCCAACAAGGCCCCAAGAGGGGTAGTAGACAACGGAGTAATGTTGTTGACATTGACAACCACCTTTTCAAAGGTGCTACAAGAACTCATCTACGGCGTGGATGCACCGTTCTACACAATGTCGATCAAGCTTCGGAGCAGAGCGGAGGTCTTAGACCTCTTCGGGCATCGCCATTCCAAGCCGGCTCGCACTCATTGTGGCGCTGGCACGGGTAGGGTCGAGGTTCCCACCTGCGGGTGGGAAATCGATCAGACCGGGATGGAACTCCACGAGAGAAACCCGGGCTCCCTAGCGTACGTATACCGTTGTTTAAAGCTCATATGCAGCGCCTTGTCCAACGTCAGCACGGCCAGGTTCCCACAGTTGCAGTCCCAGCGAATCGACTTTGACGAGAAAACCGGGATGCAACTAAACGTCACGATCAGCGGGTTGGAGTCAGGACCGCGGAAAACGACACTGCGCTTGCAGTTCGCAGACCTGTTCCTCGACTCCGGGTGGACACTGACCTCAGGAGCCAATTTCATCAACGAGTTGGCGGCTACGTACTCGTGCCTCTGCGAAGACCCCTGGCACCTCTTGTCTGTCAACAATGCCACAGGGAAGTTCAGGCTCACAGACGGCACACACGACCTGACGTACAGGTCTCGACCATTTGTCAAGAGCGCACACGGCGTTCCAACGACACACCCGATCTACATCGACGGGCTCTTCGAAGGAGATGACGGAGGCGGCCGCGCATCGGCATACATCCATTTCCATGGCAACGCGGATCTCATCCGAAACCGCATGCAGGATTTGGGTTATTGTGCCAAGTTCAAGACCTTCATCGACGGGAGGTTGGAGATCATCGGCGCGCACTTCGCTTTCAGAGCAGGGCTGATAGACGGCACGACCCCCTGGACACCGGCCATCGCCAGGTACGTGTCCAAGTTGGGGTCCATGGCCAAGGTCGACAGCACTCCCGCCTCAATCTACTGCCGCTACGAGTCCCTGGCCAGCATGTTCGCCGGCCGGGTGGAGTTCATGTACAATGCCTTCCGGGCTGCTGCAGCCCGAGTGTACAAGAAACACAGCGGAGCAATTGAGGCGCAGGCCTTCATGAGGGTCATGGAGTTTGACGAGGTGAACATGGCGACCGGCCTTGTTGGGAAGCAAAGAGTCACTAGGATTAGGGCGGCGCTGAAGTCAGAGGCCACCTTTCCGTCGACGGGCGTGCAACTCAACATGGTCAATTGCTCATTGTTCGAAGACCCGAAGAGCCGCACCTTCAGTGCGGAAGACCTAGGCCGAGCCCTCCTTTGGGCGGAAGACCAGCTCGTGTACGATTACACGGATCCCGAGGCCCCATGGTCAATGATGCCTGTCAGTCTTCAATAGTCTGGGGAGATGAGGTGCTCTTAAACGCGGGTGGGAGGTGTTCAGCGGCCGCGCTGCGGTGAGCCGGGTGGCGACCCACGCCCGTCCTGAGAAGACGTTAAATTCTCCATGCCCGTGTGCCTTCACGGGAGCCGGAGCCAACTGATGAGCTGCGCCGGGATACAAATAGGCAGCGAAATGCGCTACGGACCAGTATTACGGGCCCAAGGGGGCATCTGGGCTACAAAGCCAAGCGGTGATCCGTTCACTGCACGTCCGCAAGCATGGCGCGCAGCAAAGGGGGTGCCAAAGCGAAAGCCAAGGCCGCTGACTCAGCAGTCGCCCGAGCGGTGGCCAAGGCTCTCAACGAGAGAGAGAAGAAAAGGACCCCAAAGCGCTCCAAGGGGAAGAAGAAGAACAAGATGTCTCGCCCTCCGACCAGGTGGGCGCGCACGCACTTTTGGCATCCGAGGAACCCGGGCATGGTTCCGACCTCCGAGTATGAAGGACATGCTCTTGCAGTCAATGCCCGAGTTGTTGCCGAGCTGGCTCTACTTACAACCAGCAGGCTGATTTACATATTCGCCAATGTCGGACGAGCCGGCACGGTGGGCATGTATTTTCACGACAACGGCACGACCTTGGCAACGCTTGCGTATACCTGCCCCACGCTGGCCTTGGCCGATGACGCTGGTGGCCCCACCTCAGGGAGGGCCATGAAGGCGGCATTGACCTTGGTCAATTCAACGGCCGGTATGAGCAGGGCTGGTAACGTTACCACCCTGATAGCAGACGCCAGGATCTTACTGCCAGCAGCACCGACCACTATGACCCGAGCGCAGTTCGGCGCGTGGGCCGATACCATCAAGACACATCCAAGGGCTGTGAACACTGACGCGGAGAAGTTCAAGGACGGCAAGCGCATCTGCATGGTGCCTGCCGACAACATCGAGTACCACAATTACATGATGTGGCAAGGAACTCTCAGCGCCACCGAGTTTGCGGCACATTCGTGTACGTGGCCAGGCATCACATACGAGAACGCAAGACCGATGACCGCGCTCATCATCGTGTTTGAGACGCCTCCGGCGAATCAATCATGGCGAATCATTAGTGACAATTCTTTCTACACTCGCTACCCCCTCAACACAGTGACGGGCCAATGCATGACGCCGGTCCCGACGGCCCCGTTGCCAACACTGAACGCTCACAGAGCGGTCGCAGAGTCGGCATTGGGGTCGTTGGAGGATGTGGCGGAAGACACGGCCATTGGTGCCTCCTCATTGGCAATGTTGGGTGTGGCCCCAGAGGTTGGGGCAGCATTGGGCTTGGGCTACGCCGCAGCTGCGGCGATGCGCGCCAGGTGAGTCCTTCCTAACCTAGCTTGATGGCCTGCGTTGCTTGTGCAGCAGCGACGTTTCGCCACGCCAAAGACAGCATTGGACCAGTTATTTCGTTCCATGCGTTAACCCGCGTTGATTCTACCGCGCGGCTGTAGCGCAGTTTCTCTCTCCTGCGCCGCAATCTGGGACTACCTGCCAGCAGACCAAAACCTTTCAATCCTGACTGGCAGCAGCGCCACAGAAAACGTTTAAACCGCCATCAAAACCAGCAGAGGCGGCAGCCTCGGTGAGCCCCTTTGTGCTCACCGAGCGCGCGATGGAAATAGCGCCGTCCAAGGGGTGCGCCGCGCGTAAAGGAAAACCTCATTACCTCCACCGGCAGCGCCGGTGTGCCTCCAGACGAGAGAACTTCACCGCATGAGCGAGGGTGGGCAGGTCGCAAAGGGCGAGGTGGACGGACTCGTTCACGACCTGTGCTACTGCTCTTCCGGGATCTTTCTCCTTCTGTGCACGCTCCGCCATCGGCGGGCCCC